TGTATTTCGATCCTTTCGGCATCGTCTCTACTCCGTCGAGTTGCTTCACGTGAAACATGCGCTTTAGTCATACCACACCGCCGCTCATGGCCAAATCATGGGACACTGATCGTGAACACGCCGGCCGCGAAGTTCACGGTGCAGCCACCGCCCGATACGATCAGGCCCCCATTGACCCGTATGTTGACCTCTGTCCCGCCACCGGAGGTGCCATAGGTCAAGGTGCCATCGCTGCTCACCAGAGAGCGGAGCTCAGCTTCGCCGGCATTGTTTTCCGATCGCACCAAACTCTGGCCACCGCCAAAGGACGCGACAGTCCGCAACAAGGCGTTGGTCGCGGAAACCTCGATCGTGTCGCCATTCTGGCCAACGCCGATGCCGTCGATACCGTCGAAACGCCGTAGCTGGGCCGTCTTATCGGTCGCGTCGGTGACATCGAATCCCGCAAAGACACTCGAACCCGCCCCAATGTTCTCTACAGTCTCGACCTTGTCGTTGATCGCGTTATAGGCGTCGCTCAGCGCCTCTTGGACATTGTTCTGAGTGCCCTCGCCGATGTCCGGCAAGGTGGCCGTGCCGACCTCGTCCGCCTGGATGTCCACCGGTTTGGTCGTGACGTTGCCGCCGCCGTCGATCGCCGAGATGCAGAGCATGGTGCAGCCATCGGTGCCGGCGGCGAAAATGATGTCGTTGACCGCAAAATCCTTGTTGGTCGTCGAGAAGTACGAGGCCGCCTTGATCGTGGCCAGCGTGTCGGTGGTCGAGTTGTAGACCCACTGGATGTTGCCGCTTGCCGAATTGCGGCCGATCGGGTTGGCGAAGTTCGGGACGAAGGCCATTAATCAGACTTCCATCTGCCGGTGGTTCCATCGAAACAACCAACGCCGTTGGCGCCATGTGAGCGACCATGGCCGTTTGGCTCGCAGCATCCCGCAACGAACGCAGCTTTCGCCCAGGATGCTTGGAAACTGGCTTCGCCCGGTCGGGGCATGCCGGCCATGATGCCCCCACCGATGGCTGCCAATCTGGCAGCGCTCGACTGTGGTTGGCATCAGCTCATTCATGCCAGGATCACAGCCCGGTAAGAGCGGGTCAGTCCGCTCAAGGTGTGAGCAACGGTAAACTGGCCCGGGCGGATCGTAGACGGCGGGACTTCGACCGTGCCGCTGGCGAGATGCGCCGCGCCATGATCATTGCCGGCGGTTAACACCACCCGGCTGGTCGCCGCCACCCGTACATCTTGCACTGTGGTGGTCCCGCCCGTCGTGCTCAGATCGAAGTCGAGCGCCGTGTTGACCTTGCCATCCCGGAGCGAGCGCACCGCCTCGGCGAGCTGCCGCCTATGTTCCTTTTCGTCCGGATGATCGAAGTCCGGAACGGGATAGCTAACGACGGCGACCATGCGCTTTTCTGCTCAACTGTTGAAATATTGTCACAGGTTTTTCTCCCCTCCTACGTGGTCCGCCGCGGCCCATAACCATGCTTCACATACTGGTAGAGCATACCATTAATCACGGTCCATGTGGCGCCGGCCGGGATCTTGACCTGGCACCGATAGAACCGACCATTGATCACTTCCGGATAGAAACGAATGTAGCCATCCTCCTGCCAAGTGCGTGTCGAGCTATCTCGTAGCGTCTGATAGAGGAAGTCTCGGACCCGAAGGAACGCGGTGGCAAGCTCGGCATCGACGAACGGGATCACGCCGTTGATCTGGGTGTAGCTGCCATCGTCGAAGACGCTTTCGCGTGACTCGAAGGTTGCGGCAAGCGGCGTGCCGGTGAAGGTCACCAGCTCGAAATTCTCGTCGATCGAGATCAACCGCGGCGAGTCCGTGGAGGAAAATTGGCTATCGACCTGCGCCGTTGAATCCACTGCAAGTTCGGAATTTGACCAGCTTTGCGTCACCCAATTGTAGCGTAGAATTTTGTCGTTGTGATCATTCCCAGCCGCATCCGATCGGTAGGAAAACACGTAGCAGCTATTCACGGAATCAATGCCAGCTTCGACGGCGAGCTGGAAACCAAACGCCGCAGAGAAGCCCCCGGAAATCTCACTAAGAAAGAATTTATCGACGATGCCCTTGCCGATCGGCTGCGAATTCGTGCCGTCGAACCAATAAAATCCGTCGTGGCCGTAGAAAAAAAACGTCTCGTTGAAGGGCGCGACCGAACCCGGCATCGCCGTCCCTTGGTCATTCTCGACCTGATCGAATTCAAACACCTCCGGGGGCCCGACGAAGCGCATGCGCCACATCTTGCGCTCTGCGATCACGATGGCGTCGGCGCCACCAATGCCGGCAATCACCCGGTTGAGGCGACCGCCGTCAAACAGATCACGGAAGGCGGATAGGCCGTTGATCGCGGCATCCGACACCGGATCGGGAAAGGTCTCGCCATCGCCTGCCACCGACCACCAAACGCGAAAGGGCTGCGAGCCCTCGCCATAGGTGCCGTCGTTGATGTTGACGAGTACGGAAAAGCCCCGGACAGTCGCCACATCGGTTGCCTTGATGTCCGCGGAGATGTCCCGGAACACGCCAGCGCCACCGTCGCTGATCTGTGTGGTGGTGTTCAGATTGGCCGCAAGCACCTTCAGACCGAAATTGGCGAAGCGCCAAGGCGTGTTGGCAATCACGGTATAGCCGCCGCCCTGCGATAGGTCCGACCAGGCGCCTTGCTCCAGCCTCGAGACCAGCCTTGAATCGCCGGCTGCGGTGGCAAAGGTGCCGACGTAGTAGCGAGGCTGAGCGCCTGGCGTGGATGCAATGCTGTGCAGGCTGCCGTGGACCTTGAGCGCATTACCAAATGGCGTGGTGCTCTGCGTCGAGAAAACGACGGCCTCGCCCTCCGGGCCATAAAAGCCATCATCAAGCGGCACGGCGTTGAGCATGAACGGCATGCCGTCGTTGAGCGGTACCGCCTTGTCGGGCTGCCATTTGCCAAGCGGCTGGAAAACCTCCTTGGTCTGCGACTGGGTGACCATGTCAGGCATGGGCCGTCACCAAGCTCTGAAGGGCCGGGCGGTTCCCATGACGCGCAGGCGGTCGCTAGAGCGCCGCAGATGCTTGAAATAGTTGTCCGCCAGCACCTGCTGCGCCTGGGCGGCGTCGGCCTTGTAGAGCCGATTTGCGAACAGATCCATCTTGGCCCGCGCCTTGATCAGCTGCTTGGCCTCGTTGGTCCAGCCGTTTTCATCGCCATCGTTGACCAGTGGGACATTGGCTTCGCGCAGAATGCCGGAGATCGGAACGTTGGTGATCTCGTTGGGCGTCGGATAGAGGTAAATCAGGCCGCCATAGATCGTATAATACTGGCTCGGCCCGACCTGGCTGGTCTGGTTGCCGAGGATCTCAATGTACCATTCGTAGGTCTGCCATTGCAGGCGGTAATCATAGGTCGAGAACACGTAAACGACCTGATCGATATGCAGGATGTCCGTTGGCAGCGTGTAGCTCGGTTGGTTCACCACCGTGTTCAGGCTGGTGTCGATGCCCTCATTGAAGAGAAAACGCTCCTCCTCGTAATCCTCGATCGCGCGGTTGATCGCCTCCTTGATCTGATCAGTGAGGACGTTGTCAACCCGCGCGCCTATATCGCTGGCGATCTCGTCAATCAGATCCAGAAAGGTCGCCACCGGCTTCCGCTACCTTCCTTTTGCGCTTGGGCGATGTGGTTTCGAGCTCGGACACAACCTCCATTTCAGGGGCTGGGACTGGATCAGGCCAGAGATGAAGTAGAAGGCCCGCCTGCCTCTCCTCGATCAGCTCCAGCACGACCTCGGCGAAGCCGTCCCCGCGGGCGCTTTCGATCGCCTGTGTCGCCCGGCGCTTCAGCTTCGCCAATCGTGTCTCGTCCATCCTTCTCAGCCTTTCTGGCCCTGAGCTCGGCCGTATGAGCGTCGCGCTTCTTCTTGGCCTCCAGCCTGGCCATCGTCTGGAGATACAGAAGTCGGTATTTGACCCATGGGGACCGGGCGCCGCTCATACGATATCGGCGTTCATGCTGTAGACCACCCAGGCCCGGCCCGTGGTGGCCAGGAGGATGCCGGCCGATGTGTCGAACGTGACCACCTCGCCTTCCGTCTCTGCCTCATAGCCGAGCTGGAGGCCGGCCTTCGCAGTGACACCTGCGCCCGTGGCCGTAGTGTCGAGGAAGAAGTTGGGATCATTGGTGATGTCATCGCCTTTGATGCCCATTAGGACGTTGCCGAGATCGGCCGAGCCGTTGGCTCCAACCTCGATCACGACAGCTCCAACCGGCAACTCGCAGATTTCGACCGTGTCGGTGGCCGAAGCCACCACCGAGGTGAGATCTCGAGCGGCGATGATCGCGCCCGTCACATTCCGCTTCGGGACCGAGTTTGTGGGGAGTGCAATGGTTGCCATGTCTTCAGCCCCTATGTGTCGCTGAGCGTGGTGTTGGCCGGTGCGTAGGTGGCCATGACGATCGTTGCGAAGTCGAGCGAGTTGAACCGGCTCTTCTTCAGGCCCGAGATGCAGCCGGCTGACACGCCGAGCTCCTCGTCATAGTCGAACAATTTTTCGACCCAATTGAAGCGACCGGGGCCGAAACCTTGGCCAAACGCCGTCCATGCCGCCTGAGCGCCACAGAAGACCGCTCGCCGCGTGTTGGCTGTTGCCACTGCCGCCACCGATCCCGGCGGGACGCGGTGCCATTCGTGCAGGATGCATTGATTGTAAACGCCGATCGCGCCGGTGAAGATCGGATTTCCGGTGATGTCGCCACCTTGCAGGGCCGCTTGCTGGATCTCGTACCAAGATCCGGCAACACCCGCGCTCTCGCGAAGCTGCGTCACCTGGTTGGTATGGAGAAAGACGACATAGAAATCCTGGCCCTGAATTCGGATCGGCCGGATCAGAGGCTCTAGGTTCTTCGCCGTCTCGACCGCGTTGTTGATGTGGCCGATCGAGAAGTTGTTGGTCCCATCCGTATTGATATCGGCATCGGTGGTATTGCCAGAGAAGACCAGATTGTGTGCGGTGTCGGGCGCGACGGTCGCTTGCAAACCGGTGTAACGGACATCGTCGCCGAAGGTTCCGTCGCCGTTGGCCGTGTTGCCGGTGACCTGATTGGCGAACCATTGGTCTTGGCGGTCGGCCCACCACTGGGCTAGATCGTCGAGCGCCTCTTCGCGGAGATCAAATGGCACGCGCTGCTGACTGATGCTGCCCTGCCCTCGGACCCGTGCGGCATGCCTGAGCTTGTTGATGATGATCGCGTCGTCTTGGGTGACAAACGCCTCCTCGTTGCCCTCCAGCGTATTCCCGCCGATGACTCCGGCCCCGGAGAGCTTCAGGCGCAAGCCGATAGTGATCCTGTCGCCCGCGGCCTTCATCGTTTCGTTGCGGACCTGGATCAAGCTGTTGGGCGAGGTGCCCATGAACTTGCGGACGTAGGTCTGGGTGATGCTCTCGACCGCGAGCAGCTTGGAGTAGAGCTTGTTGGTGAGAGGGTCGTTCGTGCCGTAGGTGCGAACCGCCATGGGTTTGTTCCGGGAGCGGTGACGCGGCCAATACGCTGGCCACATTCGACCCGAAACAACGCACTCGGAGCAGGGCACACGGCCGATTTACCTAACAAGGCTGGCGATACCTTAGACCGATGCCGCTCGGCCCAGACGAACGCCCGATTTGCGGCCCGGCGGCGGCCGACGCCCGTTACCCCGGCGGCGGGAAGAAAGCGATTCCGATATAACGCGCATTTGCCGTGAAAGCAAATTAGAGCATTGGCTGAGGACACCTACACGCCTTCAGCCCAACCTGATAGGCAAGCCAGCTGAGATGGCCGAGCTCGAACAG